ATGATCACCGACACAAAGCTCAGGAAGGCGCTCGGCAAGAAAAGAGATGATATCGAGATTATTTCTGATTCGCACGGGCTCAACGCCAGAATCAGCCAGGCCGGAAAAATATCATTTTTCTATCGGTATCGCTGGGCCGGTAAAGCGGTAAAACTCAATGTTGGTGATTATCCTGCAATGAGTATCACCCAGGCAAGAGAGCGTCGCCAACAATTCAGAAACTGGTTAACTGAGGGACTGGATCCGCGAGAGCAGGTGAAGCTGGATAAGCAGACCCGACAGGAAGCGATGTCCGTTGCCGAAGCGTTCAATTACTGGATTGAAAGGCACTGTATCGCTAACGGGCTAGTTAAAGTCGATTACTATCGCCAGGTGTTTGAGAAACATATCGCCGAACCGATGAAGAATGTCAAAGTCGATAACACAGCGAAAATGCACTGGATCAACGTCTTCGATTCTATAGAAAGCAGGGTGATGGCTCATTACATGCTTTCGCTGTGCAAACGGGCGTTTAGGTTCTGCGTTAACAGAAGTGTGATCGCCTCAAACCCACTCGAGGGATTACTGCCATCTGATGTCGGGCAAAAGCCTAAAAAGAGAACTCGCAGGATGGACGATGACGATCTGCGCAAAATCTATCAGTGGTTGAAAAGCCATATGTCGATAGAGTCCGTTTTCCTGGTGAAATTTATTATGCTTACCGGATGCCGTACGGCTGAGATTCGACTTAGTGAGAGATCATGGTTTCGATTGGATGATAATGAGTGGGTCGTGCCTGCGGGCAGTTATAAAACTCGGGTACATATTAGAAGGGGACTCTCAGACGCCGCCGTTAACCTGGTCAGAAATCACCTCAAGAAAATAAACACCAATCACCTGGTGACTTCACAACGTAAAATTGATGGCGGGATCAAAGATTCGCCCGTTCATTCACCTGTGGCATCCAATTACGCCCGTTCTATTTGGAATGGAACAGGTATGGCAGAGTGGTCGCTTCATGATATGAGGCGGACGATAGCCACAAATCTCTCTGAGTTAGGTTGCCCGCCGCACGTAATTGAAAAGCTGCTCGGGCATCAGATGGTGGGGGTTATGGCGCATTACAACCTTCATGACTATATCGATGATCAGAAACACTGGCTCCGCGTTTGGCAGAGCCATCTTGAAGAGATCATCGGAGAGCCCTTCAGTTAATTTATCTTCTTTTTATCCTCCCACTCTTTGATTGACTCAGAGCGCCAGCGGTTAGGGTTGCCGGGCCAGTCAGGGGGTGGGAACGGGCATACGAAGCCCCGAGGCATTGTGTCTGCACTTTGCCATGACCAAAGGGTTTTGCGTGAAATTTTGTAGCGACTGGTCAGGTCTGACGTTACCAAAATATCATCCATAGCTCTCTCCAGTTGCCCGTTCGGGCCATTCAAAATCTTTTTCAACCAACCTGCCCGGGCAGGGAGCGGAGACGGCGCATGCCGGTCATCGCTGTGGCCACGTAGCTCGCCTTTCGGTTCACCACCTCCACCCAGACTTTCACGCCTTCAACCTTCACCGTATAAGTCTCTTTCATCTTGCTTCGCCCATAGTCGCCATATGTTTGCAAGTGAGCTGCCAGCGCAACATCGCAAGCGCGGCGACCAATAGGTGATTGCTTACTGCGATTAATCAGCTTCATCATCACTGCACTCCCAAAGTGGCTACGACATCACTCGCTGTTTCGCGGGTACTGCCTTTGCTGGATATAGCCCGGCGAGCACTGACGCGGTGCAGCGTGAAGCCGTGCTGTTCGTAAAGTTCAATTACGCGCGGAGCGGTAGAATTGCTGATCACCACTTTTGCCCCCCGCTGGTGGGCTGCCACACAGCTTTCCGTAAGTTCTACCTGGCTATCCCATGAGAACCCACCAGCCGCGTAGTTAGTGAAACCAGCGGTGCCGGGCAGCGGTTCATAAGGCGGATCGCAGTAAACGACGTCACCATCACCTGCCAGCGCGAGCGTGCGCCTGAAGCCTGCATTCATGAATACGCATGCGTGAGCCTTCCGCTTAAATGCCCTGATCTCTTCTTCCGGGAAATATGGCGCTTTATATTTCCCAAAGCCGACGTTAAAAAAACCGTCCAGGTTATAACGGATCAGCCCGTTGAAGCAGTGCCGGTTGAGGTAAAGGAGCGCTGCTGCGCGCTCAACCGCATCCAGCCGCTGCGCGTTGAATGCTTCACGAATTACCGTGTAGTTTTCGGCATCATTCAGATGCCTGAATGCCTTCATTGCCTCATAGATCACCGAGTCGGGGACCACCGCCAGCATCTGATACAGGTTAATCAGGTCAGCGTTGACGTCAGCCAGAAGAAAGCGTTCGTGCTTGTCTGAGTTAAGGAACACCGAGCCGCCACCCACAAAAGGCTCAATAAGGCGTTTCCCTGCGGGGATCAGGCGATCCAGTTCCGGCAGCAGCGAATATTTGCCGCCAGCCCATTTAAGGAACGGGCGCTGCCAAATTCGTGATGCTGGATTGTGTGCGGGTGGCAGCTTAACCGCTTCATTGAATTGCTCAACGCAAACACTTACAAATCCGTAATTCATGCTGCCACCTGCTTTTCGTTAAGTTCTTCAGCCAGTCGTTGCGCCTTCAGTGGGTTGGTAACGACATCACCCCACGGCAGCAACCATCCGTTTTTCTCTTTGAGCCAGGGAAGGCGCAGTGTGCCAACCCTGATGTCGTCGTGAGCGTGAGTCATAGGATGGACTCCATTTCGTCGATGTAGAGGCCCTGAGCAATCAGGCGGCTACGGCGGGCGGCACGGGCTATGCACTCCTGCCGTCTACCTTCCTGCGATTGCTCAATGGCGCGCCGGGTGAACAGGCGCGATTTGCCCTGCGGCGTCACAACCTTCGGCTTCGTGACCAGGTCGAAAGTCCGGTCGCAGATGCCGTCCCCGTTGATCCACTTTTCCGACTCAACGATCTGCGCTATCTGTCCGGAGCCGCGGGTAATACCGTTGGCTACCCGGTTAAACTCGATGAGCGTTACGCCAAACTTCTCAGCGATTTCGCTGCCGGTTACCGGGCGGCCGCGCGTCTGAATCATCCAGATAACGCGCTCACGAAGGCCGGAGAATTGCCCGGTGCGCCCTGGCCTGCGGTAAAATGGTGTGCGTTTCATGCTGCACGCTCTGTGATTTTCTGAATTTCCGATTCCAGATCTGCAAGGAAGCTCTTAACCTCAGATTCGATTTCGCGCGCCAGCTCTTCATCGAAATGAATCCGCTTCTTGAAATAGGCGAGGTCAGGCGGCAGGCGATCATCGAAACTAACGAAATCACACCATTTCCGCCCGGTGCACATCATCTGTGCATGCATTTGCAGCATGTACTGGCGCTTTGGCTCACCAGTTTTCAGCGTTTCAAGATGGGTCCAGGTGTTGGGGCATTTGATTTCGATAAGCCCGTCGTCGTTGACAAGTCCGTCCGGGCTGGCTGCGAATCCGGGTATGGTTGGGTGATCGATGAGCCCAACTTCAGTGATTGCCGCATTGAACTCATTCAGCGCGTACATTTCGCGTGCCACTGGCTCAAGTTCAGTGCCGCGCATCATCGCGGCATTCGAAAACCCTTCCTCCAGCTTCCCGGTCAGCCGTTGGCAAATCAGCTCGGCCATGTAGTTCTGGCGGCTGGTGGAGTAGCCCGACTTAGTCCGGGCCATGACATCAGCCAGGCGACTGGCTGTGACCTTGCCGCAGCGCGCAGCAAACCATTCAGGGGTGCGTTGCTCTATCATTCAGCCTCCGTCTCTGCGACATTGACAGGTTCGGCGTTGTCGACAGCAAGACTCATGTCATACATGCGTCGTTTCTCAACTGCGCCGATCACCTGTTTCTCTTCGGCGCTCAGCGCCACCCAGAACTCCTGATACTTAACGGTTCCAAGGCGCGCGGCGGACTCACCTTTTGCGATCAGTTCCGGGCGGCGGCTATCTGATTCATGGCCCGCATGAACCTCTGCCGTTGTTCCTTCAATTACTCGCTCTGCCTCATCCTGGTCGAAGATGCCAGCGAAACCAAAGGCCAGACGCGCGCACTGGATCAGCGTCTTGTGGCGAAGCATGCGGGTAGGGTGGGACTGCCATGGCTGAGTGTTGCGTTTGCACTCTCCCATGTACTCGGTGACGATGGTCGGGTGCTTACGGTCTTTGCGGTAAATCTTGCAGGTACACGCGCCTTCCTCCTTGTCGTAAGAGAACTCCATGCCGTCAAACTGAGGATGCTCGTTGATAATGCGAGCCCATCCATCAACGCCGACGACCGGGACAATCCCGCCTTTATCTGGGAATGCGTAAATCTCTTTGGTCCATGGGTTCAGGCCGTACTGGTTGGCGACGATCAACAGGGCTGTAAACTGCTCGTCCGTGACGTTGCCACCTTTGAACGCTGTATTCTTCAGCGTATTCATCAGGTCTGTACCGGCATCCATGCCGAGGCGTGCGGCCAGTTTCCCGGCCATGGTGGAAAGTGCAGTACTCATTGTTAAATCCCTCAAAAATTAAAACGGGCAGCCGGTACGGTGTTCCCAGTCGTATTCCGCCTGGGCGTAAGCAACTACCGAAATGAAATCGTTGTAGGCCTCGCCAGCTTTATCGCTGCGAAGCCCTTCGTATGGGCTGGAGTCTATCGGGATCGTGAAGTGGAAGAGGCCGGACGGCTCTTTAGGCATCATGTCGATGATTTTCTGCGCCCGGTCGTCGATCCACTTCTCTTTCTCGTCGGTGATCTGCTGCTCAGCCCAGCGCCGATCTTCGATGCGGTCGTAAGTGAGGTATGCGTTCATGGTTGCCTCAGTAATGAATTTTCGCGCAGGGGATCAGGTCATCTTTCAGAGCGGTAAGCACTTCGATAGCCTGCTCGCGGGTTAAGCTGGTTTGGCTGGTGAGCGCGTTAACGATGTTGGTGCCGACCGTCTTGCGGTGCTTAACGTCAGCTTCACGCTTTGCCTGCTCATCGGCGAGGCGCTTCTCTTCGGCCAGGCGGGCATCTTCGGCCTGTTTGGCCTTCAGGCGCTCGGCTTCAACCGCCGCGGCTTTTTCGCGTTCCGCCCGGGCTTCCGCTTCCTGCTTCTCGCGAGCTGCACGCTGTTCCGCTTCGACGCGCTGGCGCTCCGCCAGTTCAGCGCGGGCTTTCTCTTCGGCTTCACGGCGCGCTGCGGCTTCAATCTCCGCTTTGTGCTTCGCTTCGGCATCGCGGCGGGCTTGTTCTGCCGCTTCCTGTTTCAGCCGCTCATCACGTTCACGCTGAGCCTGTTCCGCCAGACGGCGCTGCTCTTCGCGGTCACGGTCAAAATCCTTGTTCATCAGTAGAGCCATTTCGTGGTCCGCTTCGAACTTGGCAGCCAGCTCCTGATCGAACCTGATGTTCATCTCCAGCGCTTCGGCGTGCATCGCGTTCATGGCTTCTTCAGCCTTAATGCGTTCCTGCTCGGCTTCCCATTCGGTGAGTGGGCGGCGGGTCGCATCGCGCAGCTCGTCGCAGGCATCAACGAATCGCTTAATTTCGGCCTCAGCCGGACGCACAGCCTCTTTCAGGCGCTTCAGGTACTCACGGCCCGGCTTTTCGATTGCCGTCTTGCTGCGGGACACCTGCGCTGCCAGAGAGGCAACACGGTCACGGCCTTTCTTCGTGGACAGGTCCGGCACTTCGTTTACAGCCTGGCGGATTTGCTCAAGGTACGCGTCAAGGCCGCCCGCTACGTAAAGCACTGGGGCCTGTTCCGGCTTGATTTCGATGACAGTTAAGTCCGTTACTTCGCTCATGGTTTCTCCTGAAATTTGGATGTGCAGATCCCGCCCGCGTAATGCCAGGCCGATCGGTTGAATAGGGTGGTTACTGCTGCGCGATGGATTTCGCCGGGAACTCGCCGTTGCGGATGATGCTTTCTACCGGCCAGCACTCAGCTGACACTTTCTGCTCTGTAGCTGCCAGGCTGCATTCCTGCTGGCTGTCGTAAACGCCGAGAATGACATCCTGATAATCACCGTTGGTCATTGCCACGGTCAGGACGAGTGCGAATAAAGTTTCCATCAGTGAAGAGTCCTCCCGATGGCGACGGCGTAAAGGCGTTTTGCTTCTTCCCACGCCGGAGCATTGCGATGGAGCACCGCGAACGACGCGAGCCGTTGGGCCTCTCTGATCTGCTGCTGGTTTACCATGATTTCCTCTTGGCCTTATCGCGGCGAACGGAACGGTTAATACAAGACTTCAACGCATTTATTCAGTGTTTCAATGGGCGGTGGATGGCCGCCGGTTGTCATAAATGGGCAGACTCGAAAATCTGCCTATGTATGGCCGATAAAAAACCCGCCGGAGCGGGTCATTCATTCTTTGGTATGCCGCAAAGGGCGTTTAGCGTTTCAACGGGAATGGCAAGTGCGGTGCTGGTCGCTTCACGGCGTTCCACCTCAGGCAAATATGGCACTGCATCAGGCCACATCTCAGCCAGTTTTTTAACAGTTGAGACTTTGGTTAGAGCACCTTTAACCTGCAATTGGAAGGCATCAACTTCATCGTAAAGAACGTTGATGGTTACCGTCGATTCAGTGAGTCGGTCGTGTAATTTTCCAACTTTCTTCAGCGTGCTGTAACTTTCAGGAACGAAACCCGAATCAATTACAGGCGCGAAGGAAGCTCCGAAGAACAGGTCGCTTTCAAGATCGTGCTTACCAATATGTTTTCCACGGTGGAGATAGCGATGATCCAAACCGTTCCTGGCTAATTCGTGATACTCACCATTAATAATGACCTTTAAAATTGCAGTTTTAGCGCCGACCTGCATCTTGATGAAGGAGTTATCTTTGAAATCTTCCCGAGCCTTAGTTATTTGCTCATCGCTAGTGTTTTCCTGCTTGAGCAATGCCTGTCGAATTTCTTCAACAATTTTCGCCCTCTCATTAACCGCAGCTTTCGCTTTCTCAAACAATGGGGATGCGAGAAGCAGGTTATGGCATAGCTGATTTTTAATTTCGTTGTTAAGACGAATCATTGACTTACCCTCTGTCGTTACCCGCTGATGCGGGAGAAATGCTTTGGCGATGTGGTAGGTGGGAGACCCATTTCGACCCGATTCGGCCTACTTATCTTCGGCAATAGCTCCTCGGGCCTCGCCGCTTTACGTGCGACATATTCCCGTCCATGAACCCTTCACCACATCCCATAACATTCCCTGTATTGGTCAGCGCCAACTCCCTGCCAGTGTTGCCCGTTCTCACGCCGTTCTCGCTCTCGCGCGGGGATACTCTCTCACCGACCGGATCGCACCCGGTGATACAGCACGTTTACGTGTAGGGGTCTTAACAGGTCATTGACGCTGTAAATCTGCATGTTGTTAAAAAGCAGGCGACTTGCTGTCCGCCGCTGGCTAACTTCGCTCAGCTGTCGATGTTTCGTTTCGATGGGGTAAATTTAGCGTGATGCTAAATTATGCGCAATAGCAAAATGCTAAATTGTTGAATGGTTTTATTTAGCGTATTGATTAATAAGCGATTAAAAATTTACAGCGAAGGAATTCGGGACGTAAAAAAGCCCGCGCGATGGCGGGCTTGAGGGGTTTTGCGTGAGGTTATGGGATGTTTAGTATTTTGGCATCAACCACAACGCCGATGATTTTGCAGTTTCCATTAATTTCTAGCATTGGATATGCGGGGTTAAGGGGCTTTAGGAAGCGTCTGCCGGCATCGATTACAAGCTTCTTAAAGGTCGCTTCGTTATCGCCTTCTAGCTTCGCGACAACCAGCTTTCCGTTGCGCGGCTCGACTTCAGGATCAACAAGTATCGCTGCTCCCTCGGGTATGCTCAGTCCAGCCGGGGAGGTCATAGAATCCCCTTTAACGTCCAGCCAGAATGAATCTTCTGAGCAGTCAACAGTCGTGTCATACCAGCGATCTATCGCTCTTCGGTGATAAGGTTCTACAGCTTCCATCCATTGCCCCGCGCTTACCCAGCTGATTACAGGATAACTTCCTTTTGTCTCGTTCAGTCCTCGAAATGCAACGTTCGAAGGTTCTTCACTGGCGTGTAAAACATCCATCCAGCCAAAAGGCAGATCAAGCGCAGTTTCAATTTTGCGAGCCATCTTATCGCCGATATTGCGATGAGGGTTTGGTCCCAGTAGCTGGCTAAGCGCAGCCGGACTTGTCTCGATGAGCTCGGCAAACTGCGCTTTGGTCATTCCAGACTCGTGCTGACGCTTCTCGTACAGCGCTTCCAGGTTGGCTTTTCTGATTTCTTTATTTTCCATACCTGCATTGTTACTGCTTTTAGCAAAATGATAAATGTGCAAATTGCTAAATGATGCTTGCGTAGTATTTAGCATAACGCTAAACTCCAAATCAAACGACTCACCCGGAGACACCAATGAGCACTGAACTACACCGCTGGCGCAAGGCCGCCACTACCGACGAATGGGCGCAGCTCGCAAAGTTGGCTAACACGACGCCAGGTTACCTGGACCAGATCGCCTACGGAAATCGCCGGGCATCTCCAGAAATGGCATCTGCTATCGAGAAAGGCACGAAGAATTTTCACCGCCAGGCTCCGGTCCTAAAAGAAAGCCTGGTATTCGCATCGCCGCGTGATACTGCGGCCTAACCACGAAAGGGAAAGCAATGCATTCACTTGCGTATCAACACAATACCGGAATACACCCGGGAGCGATGATAAACCGCGCTCAAGCTAAAGCGACGCCGGACCACGAAAAGATCCGCGATGCGGTCCGTGCCTGGTCATCGGCGCTGGATAATCAGGACGTGGTGTCAGCGCTGATCATCAACGAATACCGGGAGCAGGGCGGGACCGCCATCAGCTTTCCGGACGACATCAGCCGGGCGCGCCAGAAGCTGTTCCGCTTCCTGGATAACCGCTTCGACTCTGAGCAGTACCGCGAGAACGTGCGCCAGCTGACGCCCGCAATCATGGCCGTTTTGCCGCTGGAGTATCGCCATCGACTTCTTCCTGAGGACAGTTTTATGTCCCGCTTAGCTCGACTTGAGAAAGAAACGAGCGAGGCGAAAGTGGCCGTTGCGATGAACGCCCCGCGTCACCAGAAGCTCAAGGAACTCAGTGAGGGGATTGTAGAGATGTTCCGTGTCGACCCGGATCTGACCGCGCCGCTGATGGCTATGGTCACTTCGATGTTGGGGGTTATGTGATGGGAAGTTTCAAAAATGGCGAAAGCCAGTCTGCGCGAACAGAACTGGCCTTCAGATGCAAATCGTGTGCACTCATTGCAGGAGGAATAATGGCAAAAAATCCACGCTATTACCATACCGCTGTACATAAAAACATAACCCGCGACCGCTTCATCCGCTCGGTTAACCCGATTGTGGCAGAGAAGATGCGCGCCATCCTGGAAGAAATGAAACGTAAGGAGAGTGGCCGTGGGTAACGTATCCAATTTAGCCGAAGCCAGAGAGGCCAGAAGGCTCCAGAAACCGCGCACGAATGACGGTAAGGGGTTTGCCTTGCTGCACCGTAAAATTATGGATGTGCCGTTCTACAAGGACGCTGAGGCGGCTCATTTATGGGTTCACATGCTCCTGCGTGCTAATCACGAACAGACACTGGTATCTACTGATGTTGGCGATGTGATCTGCGAGCGCGGAGAGTTCATCACCGGGCGAAACACACTGGCAATGGAAACGGGTTTGACCGCTGATCGCGTTAAATCCCTTCTCCGTAAATTCCAGAATCTGGGCATGATCACCACCAAATCGAACAACCGTTTTACTGTTCTAAAAGTGGTCAAATATGACGAATATCAGTCAAATTTTTGTCCAGCAGATGTCCAGCCAGCGTCCAGCCCAAACATAGTCGTACCAATGCCTGCGGAGGTGGAGTGTCCAGCCGATGTCCAGCCAGTGTCCACAGATAACAATATATTAAATAACTTACTACCTAACGGTAGTAAGTATGTCGCAAATGACCAGAAACCCGCTGAAGAGAAAAAGTCTCGTTTGTCATGCGATGAAGTATGGCAATGCCTGAAAGACGAACTGCCTGAAGCACGGGGATGGAGATGCCTCACTGATGAGCGACGCAATCTGATCCGCACATTCTGGGGTAAGGCTAATAAGATTGCCCGCAACCTGGACGGCAAGCCGATGGATATGGACGGTTTCAGAAGCTATCTGCGTTACATCGCTCAGAACTGCCGCTGGATGCTTGAAGACCGACCAGACCAGAAGTCTGGGAAGACCTGGCGCCGTATGAAATTCGATAAGTTCCTGACCGAAAAGCTCTACATCGAAGTGCGCGAGGGGGATCGTGATGACCGCTGATTTCATGGCTGTACCACAAAACCTCGAAGCAGAGCAGAGCGTTATCGGTGGCCTGCTGCTGGATGATGACAACAGCGAGCGAGTCCAGAAGGTTCTGGCGATGCTCAAGCCTGAATCGTTCTACAGCCGACCTCACCAGCTGATCTTTGCCGAGATGCGCCAGATGTTCCGCGACAACAAGCCAGTCGATGGTCTGACATTGTTCGACGCGCTCGAAGGCAAAGGGCTCGCGGAGCAGGTAGGTGGCTTTGCTTACCTGGCGGAGATCGCCAAGAACACTCCCAGCGCTGCAAACATCGTGGCATACGCTGCGTCAGTCCGGGAAGCCGCAATGGAGCGCTACGGTATCAGCCGCCTGACCGAAGCTACTGAGCTGCTGTATTCCCGCAATGGCATGAGCGCCACGCAGAAGTACGAGGCCATTCAGGGTATTTTCACCCAGCTCGCAGACCATTCAAAAACCGGTAGTCGCCGTGGGTTGCGGTCGTTCGGCGAGGTTATGGATGACTGGGTAGCAGATCTGGAGAAACGCTTTGACCCTTCAGGCGAACAGCGCGGCATGAGCACCGGCATCCCGTCACTCGACCGGCTGCTGGCGCCGAAAGGTCTGGTTAAAGGCTCTCTGTTCGTGATTGGCGCAAGGCCAAAGATGGGCAAGACAACCCTGTACGGTCAGATGGCGATCAACTGCGCGGTTCGTGAGAAAAAGCCAGCGCTGATTTTCAGCCTCGAAATGCCGGGCGACCAGATCCTCGAAAAACTGGTTGGTCAGAAGTCTGGAGTTAACCCGAGCATTTTTTACATGCCAGCCACGGATGACGCCGATGACCAGTACCAGGGCGATTACGACGGCGACTTTAAGAAGGCGATCGCCACCGCCGGGCGATTGAGTGAAATCGACATGCTGTACATCGACGATACTCCTGGCCTGTCACTGGCGCACATCGTTAGCGAAAGCCGCCGAATCAAGCGCGAGAAGGGCTGCGTAGGAATGATTCTGGTTGACTACCTGACTCTAATGACCGCCGAAAAAGCCGACCGTAATGACCTGGCCTACGGGATGATCACCAAAGGTCTGAAGAATCTCGCCAAAGAGCTTGGCTGCGTCGTCGTGCTGCTGACCCAGCTCAACCGCGAACTGGAGAAGCGAGTGAATAAACGCCCGTTGCCGAGCGATTCCCGCGACACAGGGCAGATTGAGCAGGACTGCGACTACTGGGTTGGTATCCACCGGGAAGGTGCTTTCGATGACAGCGTGCCGCCGGAAGAAACCGAGTTAATACTGCGACTCAACCGCCACGGCAGTACCGGAACGGTTTATTGCAATCAGAACAACGGGGCAATTTACGACACAGACCAGCAGGCCGCCGCCGCAGAACGCCGCGGGCGTGAGCAGCAGCCGAAAAAGAAAGGGGGGTTCTGATGACCATAACAATTCGTGGGCAGATTCTTGCAGCCCTGCGTAATAACCCGGGCCTGAATAGTGCTTTCATTGCCAGGATGATCGGCATGACCACCAAAAAGATTTCCGGCCCGTTAAGTACGTTGTTTGCAGACGGCCTGATCGAGTTCGAAGGCAAGCACGGACAGCGGCTTTATCGGCTGACCGATTACGGCATGAAATACGCACCAGAAACAATCCCGGCTATGCCGAAGGGAAATTCGAAGCTGGTGCAGCGTACAGAGGCAAACGTGATCTGCCAGGAGTGCCGGAAAAGTCCGGCTATGAAGCGAGTATTGATGGTTTGGGGGAGGGTAGGGGTATGAAAATTTTAAAACTGAGTCAGCAGGCAACAGTTTCTCGTCCGGTCGATTCGATTATCGGTTGGGAAGAGAAAACAATCTACGAGCCAGTTTTTGTTGTGGCTGAGCATATTGAGTCGTTTTTGTTTGCTGGAGTAAGCTACATCAAAATGACCTCGGGCGAGAAGATAGTTGTACGAGAAACACCTGAGGAAATTCTCGCGCTGCTTGGCGTCGTTGTTCAAACGGATAGCCTGAAAACATGGGGTGAAATTGCGCAGAAGGAGGCCGCCCAATGAGCAACATCGACAAACAGGCGCTGCGCCTAACAGCAGAAAAGGCAAAAGATAACTTCATGCCGAACTTTATGGTCCCCACTCGGGATGTGCTGGCGCTGCTTGATGAGCTGGAAGCCGCAGAGAAGCGCATAGCAGAACAACGTGAGTATTACGAAGGCGTTATTGCTGATGGAAGTCGTCGGATAGCAGAGCTGGAGGCGAAGATTGAAACATCTGACAAATTGCAGGATAGCGCGTTTCGCCATGGCCTTCAGCATGGTTTTAGCTACGGACAGACAAACGACCAGGCTAGATATGAGCAATGCATAGCAGCATATAGCCCGAAAAAAATCGCCGATGGTATCATCACTAAGGTGGGGGGGTAGGGTATGGCTGAATTTACGAAACAGAGCATTATCGAAGACCTGAAAGCCTCGACGCAGAACGCCAGTGGTATGTTTGAAATCAGCGAGGACACCATCTGCGCGTTGATGTCCATGCTCACTAGCACAGCACCACAGTTACCGCAGCCAGCGGTGTTATCAGTGTCTTAGGGCGTGCTTAAAAGCCTCTTACCCGATGTTGAGAAGTCCGAGTTCTGGTTTGAGCATAATGGGAAAATCTTTTTTGAAGGTGTGAGGTTTAACAATGCGGTATTTGAAGCCTGCCGCGCCGCCATGCTTCAGTCGTTCGGTAATTCCGAACAACTCAACTCTCCGGTGATTCAGGATGGTTGGGTGGCTTGCGTTGAGCGGATGCCGGAGAAAGCTGATGAAGTTTTGTGTGCCAAAGAATTCGATGGTCCAGGTGATTGGCGCCAAAAGGTTGGTTATTACTTAGCGGGGAAATGGACGGTGTATAGCGCATCATGGACGCCGACCCACTGGATGCCACTGCCAGCAGCACCGCGGCAGGAGGTGAAGTGACGAACAAGATGACGAGAGTTACCATAGATATAAATCAAGGCCCTTAGGGGCCTTTTATTCTATGATAAACGGACTTTGTTTGAGAGTGACGCCATGAAGCCCAAGAAGCTAAATGCTGAGCAGCAATACAAATTAGACCTTGAATTGGTCAAGAAGAAGCCTGCGAACCGGACCGAGGCAAAAGCCCATTTGGCCGCACAGTTACGGATCAGCAAGTACAAGACGCAGACCTCTTCCAAAATCCGCGTAGGCAGTTTTAAGGGGCGGAAGAAGGTACATTTCAGTAAGGCGGAACAAGCAGCCAGGGCAGCACTAAATAAAGCAAATGCCATTAGATTTTCCGAAGGGGAGGTCGAGTCCGTCGATACGGATAGAATCTCAGAAAGTAACAAACGCTGGCGCGGGAGAACTGCTGACTAATGTCTGACTGGAATATTGCTGCAAAGCCGCAGGAAGAACGCGACAAGGTTAATGTTGACCTGGCAGCCTCCGGCGTGGCCTACAAAGAGCGCCTGAATATGCCGGTTATCGCCGAGCAGGTAGCTCGTGAGCAACCAGAGCATCTACGAGAGTATTTCATGGATCGCGTGCGGCACTATCGCGAGCAGAGCGTTGCATTGCCTAAGGCATCTGATCCTCGCTACATTGAAATGACTGAGCAAAATGCAAAATAAATTTCAGGAGATTCAAATGGAAAATAGCATGAGCATCACAACGATTCTTGAAAGAGAAAGGGAGCTTGATGATCTTGTTAAGGTGTGCCTCGATGAGCTTGAGGTGATTGACATCCATGGACAGGTTTACTCAATTCCTCTTTCCCACCTAACGAACGCAGAGCAGGTGGTACATTGGGTCTGGAAGATTGCTGAGAGAGGTGATTTCGCCATGGATGTTGTTCGTAAATTTACTGAAGTTGCGTCCCATCATGTGGGGTTTGACGCTAAAAAATAAATCGCCAAGGACCGATTTAATAGCTATACACATGTTTTACATTCCGCTCGCATCTTAACCAAATCTTTCTTGGTATAATGATTTTTTACAGGCGAATGACGTGTGAGGTCCGGGATTTATGACTTGTGAAGTATGTAACAAACAACCCCTTGGACGAAGGGACCCGCCTCTTCCATGCATGGTCTTGCAAGGCGATAAATCCGTTAACTTCAGCCATCACGGACGCGAAGCAAACGAGCGTTATTACAAATGCTCGGAATGCGGTCATGAGTGGATGAGAGAGACAGGAAATTGCGGCGAAGGCTGGATTCCTTAACTATATATTGTCGCTATTCGCAAATTGATTTTCTCAAATCATCCCGCCATAATTAAGTCGCAGTCGGCCTGAACACCCGATTGTGACTTCTGCGCATTTAAGGGGACTTAAATGCGACCACAATATGAACTTCTCACCTTGTCACAGATGCAGAAATGCACCTGCGATTTTCTGTATTCTGCGTTACCTCTCGGAGGTGGCGTATGAAACAGCCTGTTTTCTACCTCCGCGACGAACGCGTTCGCGATAACCTCATCGACTACATCAGGAAGCTGCCTGTTAACGACGCTCTGCCGCTCGTGGTGAAGTTTTCTGAGGCTGACCGCACTCTCGCCCAAAACGACCTCTTCCACGCTCTCTGTGGCGATACAGCGAAGCAATTGCAATGGGCTGGCAAGTCGCGCGACCTCGCTTCATGGAAAGTCCTGTATGTCTCAGGCCATGCCATTGCCACCGGTAAGCCTGGTGAAGTGGTGCCGGGTCTGGAAGGGGAGTTCTGCGCCATCCGGGAAAGCACTGCGAAGATGGGCATCCGTCGCATGACCAGTCTCATCGAATACAGCCAGGCATTTGCTGTGCAAAACGGCGTGCAACTCCGTGAAGTTCGCTACTCAGGTGATTACTTCGGGAGGGTTGCGTAATGGCTAGCCCTCTCGCTCGCATCATCACCAACGAAATCTACCGGGTCCGGACACGCACTAAGCGAAAGCCTGAACTCAAGCCATCCGAAATCCCATCACTGCTCGGCTACACCGCGCGACTGACCCAGGTGAAATGGGATCGCCTGAAAGCGCGGAGGTCACATGGCTAATTTATGCAAAGCGGCACGCGGCCGCGATTGTCAGGCGCGGATCCCCGGCGTATGCAACGGCAATCCTGAAACCTCAGTACTGGCTCACATACGTCTTGCTGGTCTATGCGGGACCGGAATCAAGCCGCCTGACCTGATCGCCACCATCGCATGCAGCAGTTGCCACGACGAGATTGATCGCCGCACCCGTCTGGTCGATGCGGAATTTGCAAAGGAGTGCGCGCTGGAAGGCATGGCTCGCACGCAGGTCATCTGGCTTAAAGAGGGGCTCGTGAAAGCATGAATGAATACCGCATTAGCCTCCCGTGGCCGCCGAGCAACAACCGCTACTACCGGCATAACCGCGGGCGCACGCACATCAGCACAGAGGGGCAGGCGTACCGCGACAGTGTCGCCAGAATCATCAAAGACTCAATGCTGGATATCGGCCTGGCTACACCCGTGAAAATCCGCATTGAGTGCCACATGCCGGATCGCCGCCGCCGTGACCTGGACAACCTACAAAAGGCCGCATTCGACGCGCTGACGAAAGCCGGTTTCTGGATGGATGACGTACAGGTCGTCGATTACCGCGTGGTGAAAATGCCTATCGTCAAAGGCGGTCGACTTGAACTGACCATTACTGAACTGGAGTGCGCATGACACTCGAATCCTACTTTGCTGATCATCTTCGTCTGCGATGGACTCGGTTACGCATCTATCGTCACCCAGGTTCATTTGCTACGGACTACCGAATTTTACGCAATTACATCAGCCGCTATAAACCATCAGGAGCAGAAGCATGAATCTCGAAAACACAGTGAAATACCACTTCGCGAAGTCAACGATGATTAGCGACGCTCCACGCGCGACAGCATCTGACTCATTAACCGGCACTGACATTATGGCGGCGATCGGAATGACACAGAGCCGTGCTGCTCTCGGGTTCAGTGCATTCCTAGGAAAGATGGATATCAGTGATTACGATCGCGAGCGAGCGATTGATTTGCTGACAAAATATGCAATTGAGCACTGCGATAAGGTTGCTGCCTTACGCAAGCTTGAGAGTGATGTTAAGCCAAAGGTAATGCAAGTTCTCGCAACTTTCGCCTTTGCTGATTACTCCCGGAGTGCGGCCAGCACCAGAACGTGCGACTGCTGCCATGGAAATAAGTTTGTCGAAGCTGAAGTAATGACGATGAAGCATATCGGACAGCCACACCTTAGCGAAAAAAGAGAGATGGTTAAGGTGCTTTGCCACAAATGCAAAGGGAAGGGTGCTCTGACCAACGCATGCCAGTGCAATGGCAAAGGAACAGTATTAGACAAAGAGAAAACTATTCTACAGCGCGGCGTTCCTGCATATAAAACCTGTACGCGCTGCAATGGGCGTGGTTATGCCAGATTGCTACCTGATAGCGTCCGTAAATACATCTGCGTAACGGTGATGGATATACCTGAAACCACGTGGCGCAGGTCTTACAAGGATTTTTTCGAAAGTCTGGTAGGTGAGTGCATCAAGCAGGAAGAGTACGCAAACCAGATGTTGAACAAAGTCACGCGATAGTGAATGTTTTCTATGAAATAGGATTTATCTAGAAAACTACACTTTACAAAGTGGCGATTTTTGTTTAATCTCGATTCTAACGATGGGTTACTGACTTCGTTGGCGGTGAGGCAAAAGAGGCGGCTCTCACCACTGAACCGCCTAGTTGGTATCTTCGGCGCATCGTCTGGTACTCCAACCGTAGAGAGCTGAGAGGTTCTCCAAGACCTGAGTAATCAGGCCGCCATCTGGATGATGGCGTTGTCATTCAATAGCCCGGCCCCGTTCGCAGACAATAGTTAGTATCTGCATAATGGCTCCGGGCTTTTTTATATCTGCACAACAGGTAAGGGCATTTTCAGAGTTCGACTCTCTGGGTGGGTATTCGTGCCGACACGCGAGACGTGAGTGCTCTTTCCGTTGTGGTGAATTGTAAAGTCAGAGGACGTGATGTTAGGCGTAATCTGGAATTAGCCACCAGACACCACTATCTCAAATACCTACCAGGACCATAAGAGCGAAAGCTCAACGCACTACCCTCATCTTGCCAGCATCGCCGCTGGCTTTTTTAAAGCGCATTACCACCAAGAACCAGACCCAACCAACTCATTGCTGAATATCTGTGGCTACGGTGATTAGTGCGCTTCAAAAAAGAAAACCCAGCACATGGCTGGGCTTCGTGAAGATGGGCGGCAAGAGAACTGAATACTCGTCACCCGGAATGGTGCCTACGTACCTGCGAAAGTCGAATTGATGTCTGGTTGCAGATGGCAGAAGCCATGCTGTACTTACCAATGTGTGATGTATTCGATAAAAAAGCTGATCGATTCCGGTTGCAAAGTTGCGCGGGGATTGCTTGAATTCAGCTATGCTCGCGAAGCTACACCCGCAGCGATAGATAAAAATTAATAACCCGCCGATGAGCGGGTTTTCTTTTTTGAGGTGTATTTAAGCTGCTGCAGGGTGTAGATAGATTTCTTTGGAAAATTAAACCTATTGATATGGTGTGGTTTTTCTTTTGGGTGTAGATTTTGCTCATGAGAATTTTATGTGAGTAAGCTATGGAACCCAGGGGTAATTACCTTATAAAACCATTGAGAGATCTAGGTTTTGGTGCTTTTGGTCGTGTGGAAAAGGTTGAGGTATATAACACCGATAGCCATCTTTGTGGTGAGTATGCAAGGAAAGTTCTTTCAGTTAATCCTGCGTTATTAAATGAATATTTTAGTGTAGATGACTGGAAGCGTCGGTTTAAGCGTGAAGTCGACTACCAAGCCAAGTGCAATCATGATCATGTTGTAAGAATTTGCATACATCATTTAAGCATAGAAAACCCTTGGTTTGTGATGGAGTTGGCAGAAACAGACCTAAGAAGCGAACTAAAAGCGGGCGTTCTTTCTGATGATGAAAAGCTGTTAGCCCTGAAGATGGTGTTTGAAGGCGTTAAGTATATCCATGACGCTGGGTTGCTTCACAGGGATCTGAAACCTGAGAATATCCTCAAGTTTGAAGGAGGCTGTTACAAAATTTCCGATTTCGGCCTAATCAAAAGTATGGATTCGAAAGCCCAATCTGATTTTTTGTCAGGTGTACTTCAAAACAAAAAAATGGGTATTGGCACTGCTAAGTACATGTCTGACGAGGCTAAACGCGGAGTATATACACAGAAATCAGATATTTACGCGCTAGGTGTTATTACTAGTGAAATGAATCTATCTCATATTGACGGTATAACGACATTAATCGATAAATCAGCGGCATTTACGCCTCGTTCAAGGTACGATTCTGTCACTGAGATGATAGACATTCTTGATGATATTGTTGCAGCAAGGAGAGGCAAATGATTGAGTTGTTGAGCTGTGGTGCATTTTCATGCCCCAAAGATCATGGTCGTGAAAACCAAGATGCGTTACTACTCCCGCAACAATGTGATGATGGCTTCATTTTTGCTATTGCTGATGGTGTCGGGTCTTATGCTGGTGCTAAAGAAGCAGCGCAAGCTGCAGTAGACTATGTCGCAACTCATAAACTGAAAGCCAGTTCTGATCCTGATGCGATACTTAGTGGTGCAAAAGACAAAATATCTGAACTATCTCAGTTCGATTCAGAGAAGCGCAAGGCCGCAACAACATTATCCTACTGTGTTGTACATGGTGAGTTACTTAATGTAATCCATGTAGGCGATACTCGGGTGTATGTAAAAATTGATAACAAATTAAAACTACTAACGAAAGATCACTCACAGCATCAAGAGTTGCTCGACGATGGGTTATATACGAAAAGGGAATTGGAAGACTTACCAGGAAAGAACATGCTTACTGCAGCTATTTCTAAAGTCCTGCCAATAAAATTTCAGCATATTTCGTTACCCCTGTCAGATTTGATGGACCATGACGGTGTTGTTTCTCTTTTTCTGATGTCCGATGGAGCCCATCACTTCTGGGAACGCCGCCCGCGTTTTTCTCCCAATACATTGAAGAATGCTACTAACTTTTCAACCAATCTTTTTAAGCGGATACAGCGCGCTGGACCAACTGACGATCATTCACTGATTGCTGTGAATTTAAAGATAAGCCTGAAAAATGAAGAATCACTTAACCCATTTAAACTACATAAGCCATTGGGTAATTGATGCAACTACAGTGCTGGCTCAATCTTAAACGGCCATCACAACCACAGGCGTCTGACCATAGGTGATGACATTTGCCATAACGGTGAAGCGGAAGTTTTAGAAGGACCTCTCGCTCCACCTATATAAACAAGTTAACTCACTTCGAGGCTGCCAACTGGTGGCCTTTTTCATTTCAGGCTCACGGGAATCAATTACTACGTGCTTTGTTGATAAATCCAGCCCGTGAAGCCTGACCTTATCATCACACACAGCGCCATCCGAAAAATCGGAGGTGAGGCTATGACCAGAATGAGCACCATTTACAGCAGACTTTCATATGGAACAGGAACCACGCTGACCGGCTGCGGTGTATCAGCGAAGGCATATGCCGAAACAGCTAAAACAGCAAAAGAGGTGTCCTGGATGTTGGCCGACAGAATTGCAGGGTTAAGCCTGAGCGACTGGGCAATTATTGTCGGTATCGCATGTACGGTAATCACCTGTGCAGTGAACTGGTATTTCCGCTGGAAAGAACGGGAGGATCGGCGCAATGGGTATGCCACCAAAGCTGAGGAATAAGCTGAGCGCAGCGGTCGTTGGTTTGATTCTTGCCGGGGCATCCGCGCCAGTTATTCTCGATCAGTTTCTGGATGAGAAGGAGGGTAATAGCGAGCAGGCGTATCGAGACGGCGGTGGGCTCTGGACGATTTGCCGTGGCGCCACGATGGTTGATGGCAAGCCGGTAGTTCAGGGTATGAAGTTGTCAGCTGAGAAATGTGCCCAGGTGAATGCCATTGAACGCGACAAGGCGCTGGCGTGGGTTGACCGAAATATCAAAGTACCACTGACCGAACCACAGAAAGCCGGGATCGCATCTTTCTGCCCCTATAACATCGGCCCCGGGAAATGTTTCCCGTCTACGTTCTATAAGCGAATTAATGCTGGCGACCGTAAAGGCGCATGTGAAGCTATTCGCTGGTGGATTAAAGATGGTGGCCGCGACTGTCGTCTGACCAAAGGCCAGAAAAATGGGTGCTATGGTCAGGTAGAGCGACGAGACCAGGAAAGCGCGTTAACGTGCTGGGGGATAGACCAGTGAGGGCTTACTGGAAGCCGCTGGCAGAAATACTGCTGGTGGCTTTTTTGTTATGCGCGGTCGCGTACTGGTGTTATTCACGCGGGTATCAGGAGGCGGACTCATCCTGGAAATTGCAGTGGGCACAACGTGACCTTACTGATGCGACCACTACATTGCAGCGTGAAGTAACCGAAAGAGCAGAAGAGCAGCGCCGCCAGCGGGCCGTAGATGAAGAACGAGAGAAAGCCGATGAAGAACTGGCAAAAGTACAGGCTGATGCTAACGCTGCTAAGCGTGCTCGCAGTGGGTTGCAACAGCAGCTCGCCGAAATACAACGGCAGCTCGCAACAAGTGAAACAGGCAGAATTTCCGCAATTGCAGCAACAAGCCAGGCAAAAGCCGAGGCCGGAATATTGCTCGCCCAGTTGCTCAGCGAAGCTGACGATCTGGCGGGAAAATTCGCAAAAGAGGCTGATGAGCGTTATGTCGCCGGAAATACCTGTGAGCGCACCTACGACAAAGTAATAAGGCGCCATGATGAATAATGCCCGCATTTGCGGGCATTAACGTTTAACGATTTTCTGGATGCACTCTCGCGTTGAGTGTATCGATAAAATCATGTTTAGTAATGCCCACATTGTGAACCCAATTCTTAGCTCTGGCAGGAAGGAAAACTTCAAGCATACGTTGGTAAATTGCAACAGAGGGCATGTGAGAGTTCCGGGTGAGATCGTCTTTGCCGCTAAACCGTCCCATTCGTTTCAATAAACTACCAATCAAAAGAAACTTTGATTCGTTGTTACCGTCAAATCCGGGGAATGTGAGTGATAATTTCTCATCGAAATTACGAATAGATTTGGCAACCTCTGCTTTGTCTTCCGCACTGAATCGTTCGTATGTGTATTGGAGAATGTCATACATATCATAGGTATCAACGAAAAGCTGGACTTCCCAGGGGGTCTCCTCTTCTTCATCTTGAAGGCCTGGGTATTCCCAGGATAAAGCCCAGTAGTTATCCGTGCTCACTGCTTCGTCAATGAGGTCAGGATCAAATGAGTTTTCAATTTCTAATGCTCGGTGAATATCACTGAGCATCATGATCTGTAGTTTTTCTTGCTGTGAGTATTTCATTCTAAATTCCTTGAATTAATAGAGCGTTGATACTGCGTTATCAAAGATACATCTGATTAAATAGTTTTCAAGAAACTGAGGGTTAAAATGGCAAAACCGGACTGGGGATCACTGCAACACCAGTTCCTCGCCGAGCATGCTAAATCCGGTATTTCCCCCAAAGACTGGTGTGAAGCGCGGGGGCTGAATTACACATCTGCGCGGCGCTATATCAAAAAGCCAACTGCGCAAAAAAATGCGCAGAAGAAAGTGCGCAATGCGCAGACTGAACAAGCCCCTACCACTGCGCAGTATGAGCAATCCTCAACTGATGCGCAGACCGATATACAGGAAAGTGCGCAACCCTTCAACCTGCGCAATTACGGCCTTAACGATATGCAGATCAGGTTTGTCGAAGAGTATCTTCTCGATCTGAACAGGACCGCTGCATACAAGCGAGCTGGCTATAAAGGTGAAGGAAATACGGCTTACGTTAACGCCTCGCGCCTGCTAAGAAATGCTAAGGTCAGCCAGGCAATCCGCGACGCGCTGGACGAACGCTCGCGAAGAGTGAAGATAACGCAGGACGAAGTGTTGAAATGGTGGTGGGACATTGCGACGGCAGACGCTACGCAACTTACTGAACATCACCGCGGCTGTTGCCGTTACTGCTGGGGACTCGGTTTTAACTACCAGTGGCGCGATGCAGTTGAGTTTGAGGAAGCGGAAGAAAAGGTTAAGGGGAAGGAAGGTGCCATGCAGCCTAAGGATACGGGCGGCTACGGCTACGACGGCACACTGGACCCGAACCCGGATTGCCCCCGCTGCAATGGCGTTGGTCTGAGCCGTCCTGTTTTCCACGATACACGAGATTTGAAGGGCGCAGAACGCCGCCTTTTTGCCGGGATTAAAGAGGGCAAATTTGGCCTTGAAATGATCACCCGCAATCAGGATGAGGCTATGAAGATGGTCGCACAACACCTCGGCATGCTGAAAACCAAAACTGAGTTAAGCGGCCCGAATGGTGAGCCCATACAGCATAATCACACAGTAAGCGCGGAGGATCTGACTGATGAGCAGCTCGCCGCAATTATCGCTGGTAAGTAAGCAGGAAGCAGCGGCCGAGTTACTCAAACGACGCAATGCGCGGGCAAGCCTCCACGACTTCATTCAGTACATTAATCCCGAATACATCACCAGCAAGTTCTCTCAGACGGTCTGCGACGCTCTGGATCAGTTCCTGCTGGATATGATGAACGGGCTGCGCCCGATACTGATTCTCGGTGCGCCGCCGCAGCATGGTAAATCGGATATCGTTTCGCGTTACCTGCCAGCGTATTTCTTCGGAAAATATCCTGAAATGCGCGTGGGCGCTTTGTCGTACTCCGCTGACCTTGCCGGGGACATGAACGCCGATGTTCAGCGCATTATGTCCACGCCGGAATACCGCAACATATTTCCGGGTGCCTGGTTGGGAAATAAGCCGGCTGATGGTGTGGCCGTAAAGCGTAACACTGACGAATTCGGTATAGCCAACCATAAGGGAACGTATGTCTGTGCGGGCGTAGGCGGCCCGTTAACAGGTAAGAAAATCGATCTCGGTATCATCGATGACCCGATAAAAAACGCCAAAGAAGCACTCAGCCCGACGACCAAAAAATCTATCTGGAACTGGTACGTTTCCACGTTTAAAACGCGTCTGTCGAAAAACAGCGGCGAAATCATCATGGCGACCCGCTGGGCGACAGATGATTTATCCGGGCGTGTGGTGGAAATCACGCCGCGCGCTAAGGTGCTGGCGTTCCCTGCAATCAACGAGCAGGGTGAAGCGCTGGTGCCTGAACTGCACCCGAAAGAAAAGCTGCTCGAAACCAAAACCATTCTCGGGGATTACTTCTGGTCTGCGATGTATCAGCAGTCACCAAAACAGGCCGGCGGCTCAATCTTCAAAGACGAGTGGATCAAGTATTACCTCCCGAAAGACTTGCCGACCAACTTCGATATTGTCGTCCATAGCTGGGATATGACCTTCAAAGACAGCGAGGGCACCGACTACGTTGTCGGGCAGGTATGGGGGAAAAAAGGCGCCAATGCTTATCTGCTTCACCAGGTGCGCGCGCGCATGAGCTTTACCGCAACACTCAAAGCCGTTAAACGCATGGCCGACGAATACCCCAAAGGCCTGCGCAAGCTGGTGGAGGATAAAGCCAACGGCCCGGCGGTTATTGATTCACTGAAAAGCACCGTAGCAGGACTCGTTCCCGTTGAACCGGACGGCAGCAAAGTCGCCCGGGCGCATGCGATCACCGCTGTATGGGAAGCAGGTAACGTTTTCCTTCCCCATAAAGACATCGCACCGTGGATCACTGAGACGGTCGAGGAAATTACCACGTTCCCTGTCGGCGCGAACGATGACGTTGTCGATGCAATGACACAGGGACTACGCGATTTGTATCAGAGAAAAACACTCAGCCCACTGGACATCATGTAATGACGAGAAAAAATATCGTTGGTCGTCTGAATGATGGCCTGGTTAGCTTAATGACTTCGCTCGGCGAGAAGATTGGCGCAGTGCGGTATAGCAGCAGTAAGCCTGACGTACCTGATAAAGAGCTGCTCGCGATGTATAAAAAATCGTGGGTGGTGAAAAAGTACATCAACAAAACCGCCGACGACATGCTGAAGTTGCCCCGTAAATTTTCGGGCGACGTCGATAGCTCCATAACCAAACGCATCGCTGACGCTGAAAAAGAACTGAAATTAAACGCAGTCTTTCACAGCGCGCTGGGATGGGCCTCTCTGTTGGGTGACTCGCTAATCGTGGCTATCACGGATTGTGCTGATGACCAGATAGCCTTGCCGCTCAATTTGCAGAGCGAAGATATCGTTAAATTCCTGGTGTTCCGTAAAGGGGAGTACACGCCGGACAGTAATGTCATCACCGACATACGTTCGGACTGTTTTGGTGAGCCGCTGACGTATCAACTTGATGTCGGGACGAAGCAACTCAGGTTTCATCATTCCCGCTGCTGCCGGACAAAGCTGGGCAATCACAGCATTAAGGATCGCGCAAAGTTTGGCACGTCAGACCTTCAGGCGCCCTATGAGCATATCAAAACCTTCGACACAGCAATCCTCAGCACCGGAGACACCATACAGGAGGCAAACGTCGATGTGCTGTTTATCCCCGGCATGAATAACCAGATCGCAGCGGGTCAGGAAGGGCAGGTGCGCGAATACGCCAGGGTGATGAAGGAAACTAAATCCTCAACCGGGCTGCTGCTAATTGACGCTGGTGATACAACATCTCAAGGGCGCTATGAGCAGAAAAACGCGCAATTTACCGGACTGTCGGATGTGATCAGCAAAATGGCGATTGTACTGGCCGGTGCTCTGGACAGGCCCATAACGGTTCTGTTTGGTGAGTCTGCCAGCGGGTTCAGCAGCGGAGAGGAAGACAATAAATCCTATTACGAGACGATTAACGGACTTCAGGAGTCCCGGCTTCGTCCAATGCAGGATTTCGCCGACCAGTTCACGCTGGATAAACTCGCCATAACGGAAAGCCTTACCTACGAATACCCGACAATCGACAGTATTAATGAGGCTGACGAAGCTAACCGGTTTAGCCAGTACGCCACCGGATTTAATACGCTGGTAACGGGTTCAATCCTGACGGAAGAAGTTGCTATCAGGGAAATGATAAACCGGGGCGTACTGAAGACGGTCACCGAAGCAGAAATTAAGGCGATTGTCGCAGGGGGTGGCACATGGACCTGAAACAGCTGCTGGAGCGCAAACAGGGGCGCCTTAAACCACGACGCCGACGGATGCGGCCACCAACCGCCAGCAAGCGTGCAGAGGTCTGGTATCGAGACAGGCTGATTGAGTTTGTCGATAGCATGCTTCAGACACTCCTGGACGAGCTGGACAAGCCCACACTCACCGATGCGCCCGATACCACTCCTTTGTCGATTACAGCGCGCCTTGCGGCAGTCATGCAGCGATTAGCGAGCATTTCAATTCAGGAGGTCGCCGCCCGACTCTCTGCCGGATTCGTTACGCGGGCAAACCTGCAGAACAAAGAGCAGACTCAGCGCACTTTCTCTCAGGCTTTTGGGATTGATCTGACCGGGATGCTCGGCGATGGCGCGATAAAGCCAGAAATGGAAAAGGCGGTTAATGACAATGTCGACCTGATCACCTCCATCCATACCGACTTTATCCACGATATCGGCGCGGAGGTTTTCGAGAACATGAAAGACGGCGGCCGACATGAAAACCTGATCGACATAATCAAGGAGCGCGGGAATGTCACCCGCAACCGCGCCAGGCTAATCGCACGTGACCAGACCTCAAAACTGAACGCAGACCTGACTGAAGCGCGAAATGTTGCTCTTGGTCTTGACCTGTATGAGTGGGGAGGTACTGGCGACGAACGGGAGCGTGACAGTCATTCCGCGTTAAACGGCATGCTCTGTAAATACTCCGATCCGACGGTCTACTCAGACGACGGCGGCAAAACGTGGAAGAAACGCTCAACCATCGGGGCATTCATCGGTAAACCCGGCGAGGATTACCAATGCCGATGCCTGGCCCTCCCTTACGTCTCATGGGATTAATCAATGAAGTGGAAACGAACACCGCAGGGGTATGTGATTACCACTGCGACGATCACCCGCGCAGGGCCGATTGAATATTACGGTCACGAACTGGGATTAACTGGCAGCGATGCCAACAAAAAAATCACCGTTGTCCGCACCCTCGACGAATTATCAAAACCTGAAACACTCGCTTCATTCAATGGCCTCCCGTTCACCATAACGCACCCCGACGACGGGGAAGTCACCGCAGCAGACCACAAAGACAAAGCATCCGGTCATATCGCCAATACCCGTATCGAGGGTGGTGAGGTGGTCTGCGACGTTTTTCTGACGGATGCCGTTGCAATTAAGACGCTGGAAGAAACGGGGATTCGTGAAGTATCCGTTGGATATGAGCCTGCTGAACTCGAGGAAAGGGGCGGTAAGTATTACCACATCAACATTCGCGGCAATCATGTCGCGGGCGTGGCAGAGGGGCGCTACGGGCCTCAGTGTAAGTTAAACGACAAAAAAGGTAAGCCGATGTTCAAAACATTAACTGACGCCCTGAGTTTCCTGAAGGGCAAAAAACTGAAGGATGCGGACGGTGCAGCGCTAACTCCTGACGAACTGGTCGGCATGATCGCCGCGCTGGAAAAAGCACTGGCAGAACTCCAGGGGCAAGGGACTGACGAGGCGACGGCAAAGGCTCAGGAAGTGCTGGCGCAACTCGCTGACCTTAAAACTCAACTGGAAGGCATGACGGGGGCACCATCGCCGAACGATGAAGATCCTGCCGCTGGTGGTGACGACAAGGACGCGAAAATCACTGCGCTGGAAACCGAAAACGCCGATCTGAAAGCGAAGGTTAAAGCGCTGGAAGAAGAACTGGAGCAGCTGAAATCCGGCAACGAAACCAGCACCACACTGGCAGACGCGAAAGCCCGCTTCCCTAAAGTCAGCTTCAATGATGCCAAATCAGCGCGTGACGTGCGTGCCGCCGTACTGGTGAGCACTAAAGCATTTAACGATGCTGAGGTCAAAGCAATGACTGACAGCGAAGTCCGCGCGGCATATGCGGCTATTCAAGCCACCTCGAAGCCACGCAGTGAAATCGGTGCTCATCTGTTTAACGACTCCGCGAACAAAAGCACTAAAACCGCAACTCAACGCCTTGGGGGTAAATAACTATGGCTTTCGGATTTACTGACTGGGATGGTGCCGACGGCACTATTAAACCAGGTTCAATCAAACGCGCCTCCAGCTCTAACGATAAAGTCTGGGGGGAAGAGAACCTGACCGAAACGAAATTGCCCTACGGCACGTTCGTAGCTGTCAACCCGGACGGCGGCGTGATGCCTCTCGCAGCTGGCAAACGCATTCACGGGATTGTGGTGCGCGACATTTACGGCGAAGGTGCACCGCACACCAAGCAGGTCAACGTAGGGAATTTCTCTCACGGCGACTGCGTCGGCGCGCTGACAGTCGATGACGCTGATTTTACTCGTGGCGCGGCGGCTTACATCGTGGCGACGGGTGCCGATGCCGGAAAGGTGACGACAGAAGCAGCCGGAAATATTGATTTGGGTTTCTGGGTGGAAGATGTGAGCGCGGGTAATAACTGCGTGGCTATCACCCTGGGCTACGTACAACAGGCAGTTCAGCAGACGGAAGGAGCATAACCAATGCCTATGGAATCAGCAGATTTCGAAGAAGTGCTGCAGGAAGCGCTAACTGAGCGTGATATGCAGTTGCAAGAAAAAGAACTTCCAGAGATCAACATCGGTGAAGCCCTCCCGGTTAAAGACGGCCTGGATTTTTCTCTGGAATATGTGGATTTCGGCGTGTCAGAAGTGGTCGGGTCGGTTAAAGACGGCATCATTGGTAACAAAACCAACAGCCTGAAAACCATTGATAGTGAAATCGAATGGCTGAAAGCGCCTGTTGGCCAGTGGGCTAAAGCTGCAACCTGGACTCAGCAGGAACTGGAGAAGATCGCACGTCTGAACATCAACCTGCAGACCAAAAAGCAGGATGATCTGTATGCCAACGCCCTCGCTACCATTCAGTATGCCGGTTACGTCGGCCATCGCGGCGTTAAAGGTCAGGAAGGGTTGCTGACAGGGACGAAAGTACAGCTTATCACCGACACGTCAGGCAAAACCATTGCCGAAATGACCTCTGATGGGTTCGTGAAACTGGTGCTGGATGCTTATAACGCGGCATGGCGCAAATCCGGCTATCGTATCCAGCCAACGCATATCGCCATGGACGCCAGCGACTTTATGCTCGCCATGCAGAAATTCGACCCGAATCCGATTGTTGTGGGTACTGACCTGCTCCCGATTGCGGCGATGGATCGCATTATGGCGGCGCTGCGTAAGGCTTCTGGTAATGAGTCTTTCAACATTACTTTCGTGAAAGTCCCGAGCAATTACGCGGTAGGTATCAAATCGGGTAAAACCCGCCTGGCAATCTACACCTACGAAGCCGATTACATCGAAATGGAAGTGCATATGCCAGAACTGCTGGCAGCACGACAGCGTGATCTGCTGACCTATGAGTGTGGTTATCGCTCTGCCTTCGGTGGCGCGATGTGGAAACAGCCGCAGTCCGGGGTGTATGTGGATTACAAATCCTCTCCGGCAGAGTAATCACAGGGGGTAGCATGGAATTCACCGTTCGTTACCCCGAGTTCGCCAGTGTTGCCCCTGCTCGAATAGAAGGGGCGCTACAGGATGCAGCAAACCAGATGAGCCGCAAAGTATGGAACAAGCTCTATGAGCAAGGGCTTCATGCTTTAGCGGCACATCTTCTTTATGCCTCAGGTGCGTTAACCCCTTCCGGAAATTCCAGCGGCAAAACTGCCCAGTCAATAACCAGTCGTTCAGTGGCTGGATTGTCTTTAGGGTATTCCGCCCCGGATGCCGGGTTTGGTGCAAATCACGATGGTTATGCCTCCAGTTCTTACGGCCAGGAATACATCAGGTTACGTAAGCTGGTGGGCGTCCACGTGCTGGCGATTCGTTAGGGCGGAGTGTTTCTCATGACGCCAGAAGAAACCTTAAGACTAACCACGGAATATCTGAAGAACCTTCAGGCGATGAAAACCCATTACGTCGCCGTAGGTTTGCCAGCGGGCAAGGTGGGAAATAAAACCCACGATGACGGAACATCGATAATTGAGATCGGGGCGGTTCACGAGTTCGGTGCTGAAATCGATCACCCTGGCGGGACGGGGTATATGGCAACCGGTGGAAAAGCTACGTTTACCCGCAAGACCTTCATGGGTCCGGTTAGCGGATTTACAGCGGCTCACAAGATAACGATTCCTGAACGATCCTTTCTTCGCGCTCCTTTCACCCTCAAAAAGTCGGAAATTAACCGGGCAATCGAAAAGGCCTGTGAAGCCGTAGGCTCCGGGCGTATGGATGCTGACACCGCATTAAATTTGATAGGCGCGACGGCGCGAAATATCAGCGTGAAGGCCTTTGAGATTGCCGGGTATGGCACGTGGTCAGATATCACTGCTGCAACTAAAAAGGCTAAAGGATCGTCTGCGCCGTTAATTGATACAGGCGCCCTGCGTGGTGCCATAACGTGGGAGGTTCGTAAGTGAGCGACTTATCAGACCTTGATATGAGCGACGCGTTAATCGGCTGGGAACAGCCTGTAAAACTCAAAACCCGCACTGAAACCACCATCGATTTTGAACCGGTCGTGACTGTTAACAGCCAGGACATTCTGGCGGTGGTGCAAAGTGCGAACAAAGAGAATCTGACGCTGGATAGCCTGGACTGGTCGAAAGAATATCTGCTGATTCATGCACGGCTGAAAATTGAAACCGGTCAGTTTATTGAGAAGGGAGGCAAGGACTACAAAGTCGTGTCCCCGGCCGATTTTATGGATTACGGATTCTGCGCTGTCATCGCCGAGGAAACCCGGCTCCCGCTACTGGTGCCAACGCCATGACACAACCCCATCTGAAAGCTGTCGCGCGTTTCGTACGTGACCTTCTGGACTACGACGAACAGCTGATCAAGTTCGACCGTCGGAACGTGCAGGCGTCCGACTTTTCCACCAGTTATATCGTGGTAAACGGCTCACTACCGCAATCAGTGCTGGCCCGTGGCCAGCGCTTTAATGGTGACGCGGAAGTGATGACTTATAGCGCCTCAGTGAGCCACGCGATTGTCCTGGAGTTTTACGGGGATAAGGCTTACGTCAACGCTGAAAGCTTCATGATGCTGAGTGAAAGCCAGCACGCGAACGAACTGCGCCGCACGCATTCACTCACCATCATGGCCGTCTCAAACATCATCGATGTGGGGCAACTCCTGGGGCAGTCCCACGGTAATCGTGTTCACCTGAGTTTCAATGTTCAGTATGCCCCTGCGCGGGACGTGCAGACACTGCGCATCGATACGCCGCAGTTTCAATTTTTAGAGGACAAGTAAATGTCGGCATCAATTAATAACGTCATTAATGTGACGCTTCTCGAAGAGGGACGGGCGGCGGCGCGAGATAACATCAACGTTTGCGCAATTCTGACCAGCCAGACGGGGGTATTGAGCACTGCTGAACGCTGGCGTTCATACAAAAGCGCATCTGCTGTCGAACAGGACTGGGGGGCTTCTTCAGTCACCGCAGCTTTTGCGAATGTGTTTTTCGGGACCAGTCCTAACCCGGTATCCGCGGGCGGCACGCTGATCGTCGGTTACTGGAACGCTGCCGGGGAAACGCTGCCTGCGACCAGCGGTGTACTGCGTGGCGGTGAGATTTCTCAGGCAGTCGTACTGCCAGCGTTACGCGAGAAGTCTGACTGGTCATTCAGTATTGAGATTGACGGCACTAAGCACGATGTGACTGAAATTAATGGCATGACGGCGACGACACTGGCAGATGTCATCGCCCAAATCCAGGCGAAAATTACGCCAGATGTTGCATCGGTTGTTTTTGATGGCAGCCGTATAGCGATTACCAACAAATCGACAGGGACTAACTCTGTTGTTGGTTATCCGACAGTGCTGGATGGTGGCTCTTTTATTGGCGATCTGCTGGCGGTTGCGGAGGGTTCCGGCGCTTCGCTGGTAAACGGTAGCGCATCAACTGAGATTTCACCGGAAACACAACTGGAATCTCTCAGCAAACTCAAAGCGCAGGTCAACGTAAAAGGCGCGGCCTTCATCGACAAAATTCTCGATGCGCAGGTGCCGTTGATCGCTTCATGGGCTAAAGCGAACGCGGTAATCGTGTATGAGACATTTACCGGTTCGGCAGCTCTGGAAGTTGATCCGACTAACCCGGCATGGGCGGTAACACTCGCCAGCCAGAGTAATTTCCGCATGCTCTACAGCAAAACAGGCAACCGGAAATTTGGTGTTAGCTATATGGCGCGCACGCATACCGTTAATTTCAACGGAGAACGCACTGCAATCACTTTGCACCTCAAAACGATGAACGTGCCGGCCGAAAGTTATGAGCAGACGGAGATCGACAAAGCGAAGCGTGTAGGTCTCGACATCTACACCACGATTAAAGACGTTCCCTGCGTGCTGTCGAGCGGTGCTAATGATTTTGTCGACAACGTCTATAACCTGATGGCCTACGTTGACGCAGTGCAGACGGATTCCTTCAACCTCCTTAAAACCACGCCGACTAAAGTCCCACAAACCTATTATGGCGTTGATCAGTTAGAGGACTGTGTAGAGAAAACCACGCATGGGTTTGTGAAGGCTGGGGTGTTCAATCCGGGTACCTGGACGCTGCCTGACTTCTTCGGGGATCGGGATATGTTTCTGCGAAATATCGAGCAAAACGGGTATTACGTGCTGGCCGGTGACCTGAAAGACCAGTCAACCGCAGACAGGCAGGAACGCAAATCCCCGGTTGTTCAGGTAGCAGTGAAGAATGCTGGTGCTGTTCACAGTGCCGATATCATCATCAATTTCAATAAATAAGGAGCGGTAAATGTCTCAGATTGTTATCAGTGCAGATACCGCGACCATCGTTCTGAATGGGCGAATCATCACGGATATCGCTGCGGGGGACTACGTCACGCTGACGCCATCCAATCCGCTTACAAGCCGCGCCAATAGTGCGAATAACGGCGTCACAATCTCGGGGCGTGTTGATGCCGGGGTGCATGTGATGGTGATACGTGTCCAGAAATTTTCTAACGATGATATCTGGCTTAACCAGCAGCGTACCGCCGCGATCCCCGTTGTCTTTAACGGCTCAGTTAAAGAGTCGTTCGTGCGCGACGGCGCGGCACTGAAGGAAACCTACGATCTTCAGGCCGGTTCTATCACCACACAACCGACGCAAACCAAAAACAACCAGGACGTTAACGCACTGATGGAATACACCATTGAGTACCGCAATGTCGTGCGTAATGTATAAGGTCAGATATGTCTAAAGAACAGCAGAAAAAAGCACTCGAGATGATCAAGGCGGTCTACGATGACGGTTTTGCTGAAATCAACGGCAACCGCTACGACTTTGCTGCGATGACACACAAAAAACGCCGCAAGGTTTTTGCCTTCTTCACAGGCATTGCCTCTGAGTTATCGCGGCAGTCTCTTGAGTTTCTGGACTCAGAGCGATTTGAGGAAATTGAACGCCTGATGTTCGATTACGTTCTGTTTGACGGTGTGCAACTGTCTAAGCAGCCGGAACACTTCGAATCCTACCCTGGTGATTACGTCATGCTAATCACAACAGCGCTTCAGGTTATCAGCCTGCCTTTTATGGGCGGGAGCAATATGAACTCACGTTCAGAAGCTCCAGACGTTCAGAAATTTACGTTAAATCCTCGAACATAAGCGACGACATGAGCATGTATCTGGCGCTATCAAAGGCCGGATACGGCCCCTATCACGAACTTGTTAAATTAGACACACCAGAGCTGTTTGACATGCTTGAGTTCGAGAATATCAGCGCAGACATTCAACACTACGAGATGGAGAAGGCGCGGAATGGCGATAGTTAACGAGCTTATTACCAAATTCGGTTTTATCGGTAATCTGGCGCCGCAGGAAACCTTCAATGCAAATCTGAAAGCATCTATTGGTTTGCTTGCCGGGCTTGGAGCCGCTATCGCCGGTTCGGCTGCGGGGGTTGCTGGCTGGGTGACGTCTGTCAGTCAGTCTATTGATCCGCTGGTCCAGTTCTCCCGGGAAACGGGGGTGGCGATCGAGACCGTTCAGTCACTGGGTTACGCGGCGTCTGTAAATGGCTCAAGTGTTGATGCGTTGCAGGCTTCGCTAGGTGAGATGACAAAAAGAGTGGGGGAGTTCGTTTCCACCGGTGAGGGGGAGGCGAAAGACGTTGCGGAAAGGCTGGGCCTTCAGTTCAAGGATATGAACGGGCAGGTAAAAAACTCCGATGTGATATTTCGTGAACTGGCCGACAAACTGCACGGCATGAGCCAGGCAGAGAAGTTTTCTGTTCTGGATAAGATGGGTATCGACCGTTCCATGGTGCAGTTGCTATCCATGACGGGCGAAGAAATATCTTCGTTGCAGAACAAGGCCGAGGCGCTTGGTGTTGTCACGCAAGACCAGGCCGATCAGTTTGCAGCCTACAACGATTCTCTGACAACGCTGGGGAAAGGCTTTGATGGTATCAAATTTCAGGTTGCCGTCGGATTTGTGCCGGTACTGAAAGACCTGGTGGATGGGTTTACGGACATTCTCATTGCTAATAAGGATCTCATCAAAAACGGGCTGGCCCATCTTGGGGAAATTATCTTCTCCGTTATGGGTATGATCCGTCGCTTCCTGCCGATTATTGGTCTTATTACCACCGGATTTGTAGCCTGGAAAATTGCTGCTATAGGACTTAGAGCGGTGCTGGCAACCATATTCTCTCCTGTCGTACTGATCACTGCCGCCATTATCGCTGTCGTTCTTGTTATCGATGATTTGCTGACGGCTATGGAAGGTGGCCAAAGCGTTATTGCTGATTTCTTCAAAGATAACTGGGGAATAGATATTGTTCCCGCACTGAAAGAGGCGAAAGCGTCGCTCATGGCTTTCATAAACTACGCTATTGGCGTGTTTAAACCGCTTGCTGATGCGATTGCCTCCATGTTCAGGATGGTGTGGCATCTCATCACAGGTGCGTTTACGGGTGATTTTCAGGGTGCGATGAAGGATGCGCAGAATATCTTTGATTCTCTTATAGCGTTTATCACTGGTGCATTTGGTGTCGTTGGTGATGCGATTAAATACGTGTTTGGCGATGCCGGCGCGTTTGTCGTTGATGTATTCACTACTGCCATCGAAAACACGAAGCTGATGTTCTCAGCACTATGGAAGTTAGTCGCTGGCGATTTTGAAGGTGCATGGGGGGATGTGGTAAAAATCTTCGATAACGGCGTCGAACTGATGAAAAAACCATTCACGGCTTTTATTGACTGGGCGAAAAACATCTTTGCTGGGCTGGGGGAATACATCAGCAATATTATCAGCAACGCTGCTTCAAATGCCTGGAATGCGACAAAGTCATTCTTCGGGGTCGGTGAGGATGAACAGCAGCAGGGAGTAACCGGCGGCGGTAACGGCGGCATGAGTCCTGGTGGTATTCCTTACGGCATGAATGCTGCGGTGGGACTCGGTGGTGGTGGCGTGACAAGCAATTCAAGCGTCAGCCAGCAGAACACGATTCACATCAACACATCCGATCCGGTTGTCGCCGGGAATACTGCGGCAGATAGCCTGCAACAAAACATGAAGGATGCCAACCGGTTGAGTGGCAGAGGAGGTCGGTAATGGGGATTCTAGACGGCCTCATGCAGGCGCAATCTTCTGGCAAAGATACTGTTAAAAAGGTAGGGATCGGCGGGTTCTCAATGTTTGCCCGAGTGAGCGATGCTACTGAATACCCGTCTCAGGTTCCTGTAGACGTGCTGGAGGATGGCAGTAACGCGTCAGACGACATTATCAATGGCCCGCTGACGATAAAAATCAGCGGTGTTGTTGCCGATATTTTTGTCGATGCGAAACCAAACTCTTCTTTTAGCCTGATGCCAGATTATTCGAAGTATGGTGAGGTGCTGGAGTACATCCCCGCAAAGACGCAGCAGCAGTTGCAAAAAATGAATGAGATTGCCGACCGCGCAGAGCAGGCCATCTTAAAGGCAAAACGCCTGGCTGATAAAGGAGCCGACCTGTTTGGGCTGGTGGGCAACCCGTCTACTGGTGGCGCTAAAGGTATACGCGAGCAATTTCTCGACTTCATTGAGGGGGTGTACTACGGCAAGCAGCTTATTTCCGTGGAGGTGGATTATCGCACCCATGAAAATATGGCGTTAAGCGGCCTGACCATCAGTACCGACAATCAAACGATGGAAACTAAGTTTGAAGCCAGTTTTACAAAAATCACCTTCACGCAACTGACTACCGCACCGATTGAGCAGCACTTCAAATCCCCCTCGGCAGCTGCTAAATCAAAAACGGCGGGCGTTGCTAATAAGGGGGCGCAGACGCCCGCTGATAATTCTAAAAAAAGTAACGGGACCAGCCAGTCAAAATCAGTCATGACCTCGTTAAAAGGGGCGGCGAAATCTTTATTCTAATGAGAGCAACGTATGGATCCGATAACCAACATCACTGACGAACCTATCCAGCGGCATGTTCTGATTTTTGACCGTGGTGAGGCTGTGGTCACTATTCGTTATCTGCCTACGGTTGAAATGTGGAAAATGCGCGTGGAGTACAACGGTGATTACATCGACGGCGTGAAGCTGTCCCTCGGGACGCTACATTTTCGGCACAAGAACTGGCCTTTCGACGTTGTGTTACTTTGCGCTGACAATTCCGGCATTGACCCATATCGGGCTGACGACTTCGCCAGTGGTCGCATCGAAATGTATCTGGTCACGCCGGAAGAGATGATTGATATTCGCGGGGGAGACGTGCCGTGATGGATACTTTTTACCGTGATTATCGGCTGACGGTGGGGATCGGCAATCAAGCAGTGATTATCGAGCCACCGATCACCGTGTCATTCAAGGCGCTGGAAACTGTGGACAAGAAGTCACTCGGCAAGCTGAGTGTGTCCATCAACGGGCTAAAGCCTTCCACGCGTCTGCAATTGCTCAAGTCCGAAGATGAAGAGAAGTATATCCCCGTTCGACTCGAGGTTGGTTACGACGGCAAGCTGCGCCAGGTATTTCAGGGTTCGGTTAAAAGCGGAGCAGTAAAGCGTGAGGGGGCGATCCACATCGTCAGCCTGGAATGTGAAGACGGTGGCCACGACTATATCAACGCTTTCACATCGCGCACGGTACGCGGGAAAGATCAGGTCGTCGATTCTGTCTTGCAGGATATGCCAAACACGAAAAAAGGCTCTGTGACGAAGCAACAAGCACTCATCAGGCCGAAGGTTCTGGTAGGTAGCTCCAGTAAAATTCTTACCGATACCCTTGCGTCCGACGAGTCATTTTTCATCAAAGATGAGCGCGTCCACATCCTCAAGGCTAATGAGGTTACATCGGGTAACATTCCAGTCGTGAATGCGCGTAGCGGTCTGCTAAATACGCCTCAGGCAACGAAGATTAGCGCACAGGATGACGGGGGGAAGAAAGCCAAGATGCCAACCAATGAGCCTGATACGGATCCGGCAGGCAAAAAAGATACTGACTCGAGTACCTTAGCCAAATCCTCGAAAGGGCAGATCGTATTCGATACGAAACTGAATCCTATGCTGGTGATCGGTGGGCTTTGCGCTGTTGAAAGCGTGACGAACCCCGCGTTAAACGGGGTTTATAAGATATACCAGATTGAAACCAGCGGGCAGAACAACGGGGCAGCCTGGTATCAGAAGGTGGTATGCCAGCCTGCCGGAAATTACTCAGTTGTTAACTGAAGATTTTACTTCTTGCGTTACGCTGGAATTGGTTTTTTCTGGTGGGTGACGATCTGAAAGCCAGCCAAGAGCAAAAATAATGACTGTGAGAATAAAAATTTTCTCGCCTATTGAAAACTTCACCTTACCACCTGCATTTTTAAATGCCGTTTTCTCCTCGGTTGATAGTTTTCTAAATTGCTTATGGGTTAATACCATGACCAATGGGCGAGGTGGTTGAATATCTTCCTGACCATCCTCTAACAACGTTGAGTCCGAAAAGAAACCAAGCCGCTCAGGTGCTTGTTCCTCTACGTTCTCAGCGTGTTTACCGGTGGAGTTCTTTTGACCCGCGAGCAAGTTTCCACTCGTGTAAGACAAACCGGTACCGGGAATGCCTGCGGTTGCCTTTACCCCTTTTTTACCAACGTTCAGGGTAGCACCAGCCTTACCAATTGATGCGCTAGTAATGCCTGTTTTACCTATGTTTATATGAATGCCTGGTGCAATTTTGATGCGCTGTCTGAATTTGAATCCCATGAGTGACTCTCCTTAGTATTAAACGCTGGCGCAGGTTCGCTCTACGGCGATTAGTATGAGTATTTATCTAGCCATCCATTGAACCCACTCTGGCGGTTTTTTATGGGCTTAATTTATGATCGAAGAACTTCACGACACTATCGGCCTGGGTGTTGAATTTGCTCTGGCCGATGTTCACACCATTGTTGTCGCAAAAATAACGTCTGTAAATGACAAAACAATCAGTTGCGTCCCCGTTATCAATCGGGTTGTGAAAGGGAGCAGCAAGCAACTCCCAGAGTTCATTGAAGTCCCCCCGGTAATTTTGCAAGGCGGTGATAGTTATATCGCCGAACCAATTGCGGCTGGTGACTATTGCCTCGTCCTTATCTCTGAGCGTTGTTATGACGCTTGGTATGCGGGTAGCGACTTTGTTTCACCACTTGAAATGCGTATGCACGATTATTCAGATGGCTTCGCTCTGTGTGGGGTTAACCCACAGGCTACCGCGATCAATATCCCTAAGAAGAACAGGATGATGAAGGGGGATTCTGACCACGAGGGTGATTTAAACCTCACAGGAAATATTACCCAGAAAGATGGTAAGACGACTCTGGAAGAATGCGATGTTCTGAATGTACTTCAATATTCCCAGGTAAAGACAGGCGGTAAGTCTGGGGTGTCTGGTTCATTTCGAAGCGATGACGGGAAAACAATCACAGTTACCAACGGTATTGTCACGGAGATCTCATGATTGTTTCAGCACTTGATAAAAATGACGACTGGGGATTTGGGCGCGGGAAGGCAAACTATATAACTGGCGGTGCTGCTATCGCGCAGAAAGCCAAATGCCGGATCCGCTCGTTCAAAAACGATAATCCTCTCAACATGGATGACAACATCGACTGGCTTTACCTGTTATCAGAGAAAAACACCGAGCAGGAGATTCTGCGGGAGATAGAGCGCGTGACGCTGGCGACGGATGGGGTTATGCGCATTACCGCTCTGGCGATGGAGGTCAATAAGGCCACCCGGTCACAAAAAATCGAACTCAGCATTGAGACCGTCTATGACCAGCAGACGATCACCTTCCCGGTCAACGGAGCGTTGAAGAATGGCACTACAGTTTAGCGACAACGGCCTTGAGACAAGCACTCTCCGGGAGTTATTTCAGGAACTGAGCGACGGATATAAGGGAATTTATGGTCAGGATATCGATTTAGACCAGGAATCTCCCGACGGTCAACGCGTGGCAATCGAAGCTCAGGCTCGGGCAGATATTGAAGCCGCGCTGCAATGGCTTTATTCCCAAATGGACCCCGATTTTAATACTGGTGATATGCAGCAGATTATCGCCAAACTTCACGGGCTTTTCCTTCGCCCCGGCTCCCGGTCTCAGCGTGACCTTAAAGTCACAACAGACAGGCCGGTGCTTCTCTATAGCGGGTACAAGATACGGGACCAGGCAAATCAGGTCTGGGCTATCCGACAGGACGTGACCGTTCCGGCGGGCGTCACAACAGCCACCTTTTTTGCTCAAAACTTTGGGAAAGTTACTGGGCTTGTGAACGACACCTTCACTCAACTCACACCAGAACCAGGGATTGTGAGCATTATCTCTGATTCCGCGGTTGTGGTCGGTCGGGATGAGGAAACGCCTGAAGAATTCAGGCAACGCCGGAACCGGTCGCTTGAGAACCCGGCAACAGGTAGCACTGGGGCGGTTTTCGCTAAAGTTGCTCAACTGACAGGTGTAATTGATCTGAATATCGGAGAGAACGACACAAAAATTGATAATCCGACGACGGGTATCCCGGCCAATTCAATATGGCTGGTCGTTGAGGGGGGAGCGATTTCAGAAATTGTGGAGGTGATGGTTAAACAGAAAGGCGGTGGAACGGGAACGAAAGGCAGCATAACCGGACGTTTTACCGAGACCCTGATTCGGCCTGACGGCACTTCATTTCTGATAGCCCATGAACTTCAGTTTGATCGGCCCATCTATAAGCCGCTTCATATCAGGCTTAATGCCCGCCGGAAGATTCAAAGCGAACCGATAGATATCGATACTCTCAAAAAATCTCTTGCATCACGCACCATGCATATTGGTGAGTCTGTGGATGCCAATGAATTTTATGAGAATGGGTATGGGGTAGGACGGGTAAATTTTGTGCTGACCAATCTGCAAATTAGCAGTAATGGGGCAGATTACACCGATGCTGAGTTATCGCCAGGCTTTCAGGGAAAGTTCACGTTGAGTGTGGAAAATATAGACGTTAACGAGGTGGTCCAGTGAATGACGACATCATTAACCGCTACACGCTAATGCTCATCAAACAATATTGGGAAAAGAAAAAAGCAAGATCAGAGATACAGGCCATGCTCAGGCACTGGCAAATCATCGCCGATTTTATTCGTAACCCAGATAACTTTGATCTCGACCGGGTTACCGGATACCGGCTTGATGTCATTGGCCGGATAGTCGGCCTTCACCGTAGTGTGCCTGCTGTTATTGCCCGTGTATTTTTCGGGTTTGACGGACATCTGAATACCGCAGGCTTCGACAGTAAATCTAATGCGGCGTATGTCGGCGCACCTTTCTACAGCAAGTTTTCGCCGGCATATGGTGACTATCAACTGGCTGACAATGAGTATCGCAGGTTCCTTCGGGTCAAAATTGCGCGAAACGCCGCAGGTACAACGATAGCGTCAGACGATCGGGTCAGCCTGCAGGATGTTATACAGACGGCTTTCAACGGCGAAGCTTACGTGACCGACAGAAAAGACATGACGCTTGCTTTGAACGTTTCGCCGCGGGTATCAGTTGAAGAGTTACGCCTGATTGTGAAGCTTGGCCTGCTGCCGAAACCTGCGGGCGTTCGATACGATTATTTTTATCAGGTGACTCCTGGTCTGACATTCGGTTTCTCGCGAAACCCTTCGGCCAGAGGATTCGCCAGCAAGTTTAATACCGCCTACCAGGGCGGTTTTTTTTCGAGGAAAATCCATGTCTAAGATTGTACGATATCAGGGAGATGTTCGGGCTTTTGCCTCTGATGCACAGGGAATGGAAAGAACCGTGTTTGGTGGAACAAATCAGGCGGATGACCTGACCTCGCAAATTACGGCATCTTTCCTTCGCGGATGGGGCATTGTTGGCGCTTCCGAACACCCCTCGCTTGAGGACTTCAATGCGGCAATGTATGCAATGAGTCAGTTCATTGCGTATCAGCACCAAATGGGGGTTCCAGAGTGGCATGCAGAACAGGAATATCATATCGGTTCGATCTGCACACATAACGGTGAATCTTATCAGTCCTTACAAAATGCAAATATTGGTAGCCAGCCGCCATCAGCAAAATGGACTCCTGTATTAACGTCAAAAAACTGTCTCGCAAACCTTGGTTTGGGAGAAGGCTCTGCATTACCGGTTGGGGTGCCTGTTCCGTGGCCTTCAGCCACTCCGCCAACAGGCTGGCTGAAATGCAACGGTGCCGCTTTTTCTGCTGAAGAATACCCGGAACTGGCAAAGGCTTATCCGACAAATAAATTGCCTGATTTACGTGGTGAGTTTATTCGTGGCTGGGATGACGGG